GTGAAACCAAAAAATAACCAAGTTTATATTTTAGATAATTTAGAGTTACTTGGTAGATTAGATACCGAGTCTATAAATTTAATTTATTGTGATATTTTATATGGAACAGGAAAAAAGTTTAAAGATTACCAAGATCTACCCGCTGATCGCCATGTAATAGATGATCATTATATTCCTCGTTTACATGAAATGAAACGAGTATTAAAATCAAACGGAACAATTTATTTGCAAATGGATTTACGTATAGTTCACTGGATACGAGTTTTGATGGATAGTGTGTTTGGATACAACCATTTCAGAAATCAGATTGTAGTAAAATTTAATATCGGTGGAAGGGGTAAACGAGAGTTTGCGAAAAAGCACGATTACATTATAGTGTATACAAAATCCGACGAATTTGTTTTTAATGATCTTGATATACGTGTTCCGTATAAATCTGTCATAAGTAAAAAACAAGATAGACCAAACATCACCGAGGAAAAACTAAAAATTGGAACGATACCTACAAATGTTTGGGATGACATTCCGTCTGGATTAAAAGTTAAGAAATCAACAAACTATTACAGTGAGAAACATCCTAAGATTTTGGAAAGAATAATTAAAGCAAGTAGCAATGAAAATGATGTAGTTGCTGATTTCTATTGTGGAAGTGGTACTACATTTGCAGTTGCAAAGTCTTTGAATCGTAACTATATAGGGTGTGATATTAATGCAGCTGCAGTGAGAATTTGCAACAAACGATTAAGCAAAAAATAGTTGATTTTTTTGTCTTGAAAACGACATAAAATTAAGTTAAAATATATTTATATATAAGCATTAATTCGTTAATGTTTATCACACACAAACACACAAAAATCTAATAAAAAATGACTAATAACAATAATAACTTAAATGCCTACGGCATTCGATTAGAAGTACTAAAAAACGCAAAAGAGATGGTATGGGATGCTTGGCATCAAGAAACTGATGAAGTGAAAAATAGAGCAGTACTTGAAAACGCTCCATACGACTTACCACCACTTCCAACTACGCAGGATGTTTTAACAACTGCATCTGAATTTTACGATTTCGTACAAAATCACGGAAAAAATTCTTAATAAATATAATTCTTATTGACGAATGTCGTGTAGAGTAGTATTATATTAAGAATATTATTAAACAATAAAAACAATAAAAACTAAGGAATAAAAAATGGCAATTGACCTAGACAAAATCAAAGCAAAACTTACGAACCTCTCTCAGAGTAACAATCGTAAGAACTATCAATGGAAACCCCAACCTGGCAAGCAACAGGTTCGTATTGTGCCTTATAAGCATCAACCAGATAATCCGTTTATCGAGTTGTTTTTCCACTATGGAATCAACAATCGGACTTATCTTTCCCCTAAGTCGTTTGGTCGTCCTGACCCAATCGTAGAGTTTGCAGAAAAGTTGACTCGCAGTGGAGACAAGGATGATTATCGCATGGGACGTTCTTTAATGCCAAAGATGAGAACTTTCGTTCCTGTCATCGTTCGTGGTGAAGAAGCAGAAGGAGTTCGTTTTTGGGGATTTGGTAAAGAGGTTTACCAAGAACTACTAGGTGTCATCGCAGACCCCGATTATGGAGACATTACCGACCCAACCAACGGAAGAGACATTACAATTGAATTTCTTTCTGCTGAAGAGGCTGGTCGTTCATTTCCAAAGACTAACATTCGTGTTAAACCCAACACATCACCTGTATCCGACAATAAAAATATTGTGGAAGGAGTTGCTAACAATCAAGCAGAAATTACAGAAATCTACCAAGAACTCAGTTATGATGACTTGAAAGAAGCACTTGAAAAGTGGGTAAGTGGAGAATCTGAAGAAGATGCTCCTCCAGCTGAATCAGTTGATTCCGCCGAAAAAGTTGTTGTTGAGTCAACTCAAACTGAAGTTAAACAACCAAAAGTTGCAAGTGCAACTTCTGAACAAAGCAAACCAAACGCAACTTCTACGGAAGATGTTGAGGCTGCTTTTGAAGAGTTGTTTAAGTCTTAAAGAAGTAAAAAGAACTATATGTGTGGTGAGGGAAAGTCCCTCACCACATAAGTTCACAAACTAAAAATTATTAAATATGGCAAAGAAAAAAGAAGTAAAAACAACAAGCAAATCTGATGATTTAGCAAGTGTGCTTGCAGATAGTTTAAATACTGCATATAAAGATGAAGGTAAAGTTGCCTTCTTTTTAAGTGAAGGTGACGATCCGTCACTTATATCTGATTGGATTTCAACTGGTAGTAGTCTTCTTGATCTTGCCATTTCAAATCGTCCTAACGGTGGAATCCCAACAGGACGAATTACAGAACTAACTGGACTTGAACAAAGTGGAAAAAGTTTAGTATCTGGACACATTCTTGCGGAAACTCAAAAGAAAGGGGGTGTTGCGGTATTAATAGATACCGAGACAAGTGTATCCATTGAGTATCTAAAAGCAATTGGTGTTGATACTGAAAAGTTATTGTATGTCCATGTTGATACGGTAGAAGATATTTTTGCAACCATTGACAATATCATCGCAACTGTACGTAAAAGCAACAAAGATAAACTTGTAACGATTGTAACAGATAGTGTATCCGCTGCATCAACCAAAATTGAGATGGCGGCAGATTATGCAAAAGATGGTTACGCAACTACCAAAGCAATTTTAATTAGTAAAGCAATGCGTAAGTTGACTTCAACAATTGGAAGACAAAAAATCGCATTGGTATTCACAAACCAACTTCGTCAAAAGATGGGAGTTATGTTTGGTGATCCGTGGACAACAAGTGGTGGTAAAGCAATTGCGTTTCACGCGAGTGTTCGTATTCGTCTGAAAAGTATGGGTCAAATTAAAAAAGGTGCAACCACAGAAGTTATCGGTGGAAAGTGTGAAGCAACCATTGTAAAAAACAGAATGGGTCCCCCACAACGAAAGGCTTCATTTGAAATCTATTTTAATCGTGGAATTGATGATGTTGGAAGTTGGATAACCACATTAAAAACATATAAGATTTTAAAGCAAGGTGGTGCTTATTATTCATTCACCGATTCTAACGGAAAAGACTATAAGTTTATGGCTAAAGAATTTCCTGAGATGTTAAGAGATGTAGAATTGAAAAAAGAATTGTATCAACATATATGTGATAACATTGTAATGGAATATGAATCTGCAAATAGTGTAGTAGATGATGATGTTGAATTCACCGATAATGCCGAACTCGAAGAAACAGAATTAGCATCGGTATCAAATGAGTGATAAAAGTAAAATATTTAGTTTATTTCAAGAATTCTCAGAAGAGCAAAGGGCAGACTTAGACGCAGACCGCACAATAAATTCTGATACACTTTTAATTGACGGCATGAACACATTCATGCGTGTTTGGAGTATGTACCCAACCACGAACGACAATGGTGATCATATCGGTGGGTATACCGGATTTCTAAAAAGTATAGGTCACGCAATCCGTTTACGTAAACCAACACGATGTATCGTTGTATTTGACGGAAAGGGTGGAAGTGCAAGACGTCGTAAGATATTTCCTGATTACAAAATGAAAAAAAATGTTCGGTTTCGTGTAAATCGTGCATTAAGCTTGGATTTGGATCAAACAGAAGAATCAAGTTCAATGAAGTATCAAATAGTTAAATTGATACAATATTTAAATATGCTCCCAGTTACTACTATATGCATGGATAGTGTAGAAGCAGACGATGTTATGGCATTATTAGCAAGATCATATTTCAGTGGTCTTGGTAAGAAGTGTACTATAATGAGCACAGATAAGGATTTTCTTCAGTTGGTAGATAACGATGTAACTGTTTATAGTCCTACTAAACGAACAGTTTATACTCCTGATAAAGTTTCGTTGGAGTACGGAATTCATCCAAATAATTTTCTATTATACAGAACCATTGACGGTGATCGTGGAGATAACATAGATGGAATGAAAGGTGTTGGTGAAAAGAAACTCAAAACTGCGTTTCCTGAACTTGCAGAAGCCACTCAATTGAACAGAGAAGACTTAATAAAAATTTCAGAAGATAAACTCAAAGAAATGCCTTTGTATAAAAACTTTTTAAAAGAGGATAACCAACAATTGTTAAAACGAAATTATGATTTAATGCAGTTAAAAGATAGTATTCTTCCTGCGAGTATGCAAACAAAAATATTTGATCACGTAGATTCTCCGGTAACTGAACTTAATAAATTTGAATTTAGTAAAAAGTTCGCAGAAGACCAATTATGGGCTGCGTTTCCTAATCACCATAACTGGCTTATGGAAACTTGGACCATTTTGAACAACTATGCAATTACAAGTAATTCGTAGTTTTTTTATAAATAGACTTGATTCATTTAGAATCATCTGATAAAGTTTATTAAATATGACGGAGACTAATAATAATAATGTGGATACCTTACAAAAGTTTGGAACTGCATTTCAAAGTAAAACAATTCGTGCTTTAATTGATGATAAAAAATTCTTGGACAGAACCCATGATATCATTGAAACAGAGTATTGGGAAAGTGAAGCACACCAATGGATTGTTGATGAAATTTTAACGCATCATCAAAAATACAAAAAGACTGCAACATTAGATGTATTTAAAATTAAGTGCGATGATGTAGGAATTGATTCATTAAAAGCTGCAATTGTAGATCAACTAAGAAATATATTTACACAAGTTGATTTAAATGATACCGAGTTTGTTAAAAACGAATTTTTAGACTTTTGTAAAAATCAAAAGTTGAAAAATGCAATTATGCAAAGTGTTGACTTTCTTAAAGGTGGCCAATACGATTCAATCAAACGAGTTGTTGATGATGCATTAAAAGCAGGAACTGCACGTGATATGGGTCACGATTATGCACGTGACATTGAACTTAGAATGTCAGAAACTGCACGTGACACGATAGGCACTGGATGGGAAGTCATTGATGATTTAACAAATGGAGGTCTTGGACCAGGAGAACTTGGTGTTATTATTTCAAGTGCCGGTGGAGGAAAAAGTTGGTGTTTGGCATCACTTGGAAAATCAGCAATGAAGGCAGGTAAAAATGTTTTACATTACACAATGGAACTTAACGAGTGTTATGTGGGTCTTCGTTATGATAGTTGTTTTACAGGTATTCCGTTTCAAGATATTATTGAACACGAAGAAACTGTAAAAAATGTTGTAGCAAACATCAAAGGAAAACTTCTTATTAAAGAATATCCAACAAAAAGTGTAGGAGTGAGTACAATTCTTGCTCATGCAAGTTTAGCAAATACAATGGGATATCCTGTTGATATGGTTGTGATTGATTATGCAGATATTTTATCTCCTGGTAATCACGGAAATAATGCCAACAGTTATGTTGAGCAAGGAGGAATTTATGAGGATCTCCGAGGCCTTGCGGGCGAACTCGGAGTACCTGTGTGGACTGCATCACAAGCAAGTCGTTCATCGTTGGAAGATAATATTATTGAAGCACAAAAAGTTGCAGATAGTTATCGGAAAATAATGACGGCAGATTTCGTGATAAGTTTATCTAGAAAAGCAGCTGACAAAGTCAGTAACACAGGTAGATTTCATGTCATTAAAAATCGGTTTGGACCCGATGGTTTGACATTTCCAAGTAGAGTTGACACGTCTTCGGGTGTTATTGAAATATATGATGAAAAAAGTACAAAGGGTGCGGAAATAATGGTGGAAATGAATGATTCTGATAATGGTGCAAAGAATCTTCTTAAATCCAAGTACGACCAAATGAACAACAAAAAATCATATAATAACGAAGATGTGTCGGATATTGGGTAAAAAATTCTGTATATATAGTATGTATTTTTACGATGAATTTCGTGAATGCATTTATATAATTAAATTATAATGTTAATATAAAATTCTAACAAAAAGGTTACAAGTGAAAGTAAAAAAACGCAACGGAAGATTAGAAAATTTCAATGTTGATAAAATCAACGAATGTGCCGAACGAGCATCAAAGAATCTTGCTAATGTAAGTGCAAGTGAAGTGCTTATTGATGCAAAAATCAAATTGTACGATAAAGTTACAACAACTGAAATAGACAAATCACTTATTATGAGTGCGAGGTCTAAAATTGAATTTGAACCCAATTATGCTTATATGGCTGCAAGAATGCTTCTTAATACAATTTATAAAGAAGTATTCGGTGAAGGAGTAGATAGTGATGCGTTTGAACTTCAGTATCGTAAAAGTTTTATTACTAATATGCGTAGATTAGTCCGAGAAGAAATTCTCAATGAAGAACTTCTTGAAAGTTTTGATTTACGTGAATTGAGTGCTAAATTGAATATTGAACGAGAAAAGGACTGGAAGTATCTTGGTATTCAAACAATTTATGACCGTTATCTTTTGCATATAGAAGGCCGCAGAATGGAAACTCCACAAGCAATGTGGATGCGTATCGCAATGGGATTGGCATTAAACGAAAAACCCGAAGACCGACAAGAATATGCTTTGAAGTTTTATGAAACATTGAGTCAGTTTGACGTAGTAAGTTCTACACCAACTTTGTTCAATAGTGGAACAACTCATAGTCAACTTAGTAGTTGCTATTTAAATACCTTTGATGATTCTATTGATGGAATTTTTGATGGCATTTGGCAAGAAGCAAGAAAAAGCAAATTCGCAGGTGGTCTTGGTTTTGACATCTCAAACTTTCGTGCAAGAGGTAGTTATATCAAAGGAACAAACGGAATCAATCAAGGACCTGTATACTTTTGGAAACTTTACAATGATATGCTCGTTGCAGTAAACCAAGGTGGAAAACGGAAAGGTGCAGGATGTGCATATCTTGAAACATGGCATTCTGATATTGAAGACTTTTTGGCACTACGAAAAACCGTAGGTGATGACAGAATGCGTTGTCACGATATGAATACTGCAAATTGGATTCCTGATTTGTTTATGAAACAAGTTGAAGCAGATGGTCCATGGTATTTATTTAGTCCAAATGAAGTTCCTGAATTACATGAAATCTTTGGTGAAGAATTTGAAACAAAGTATTGGGAATATGTTAAAAAAGGTCAAGACGGAGAATTAAATGTTTTTCGTGAACTCAAAGCAAAAGACCTTTGGAAGAAAATGTTGAAAAGTATTTTTGAAACAGGTCATCCGTGGGTAACCTTCAAAGACCCAAGTAATATTCGGTATAGCAATCAGCACGTAGGAACGGTGCATAGTAGTAATTTGTGTACAGAGATTCTTCTTCATACCAAACCCACTATTCACGCAGATGATGGCACACGCACCGTTAAAGAATACGGAGAAACTGCAACTTGCAATTTAGCAAGCATCAATTTGAAACGACACGTAGGTGTAGATAAAAATGGTGAAAAATTTATTGATTATGATAAATTAGAAAAAAGCACCAAAATGGCAATGCGTATGTTAGATAATGTTATTGATCTAAATTATTATCCAACCGAAGAAGCACGTAAAAGTAATATGACTCATCGTCCTGTTGGATTAGGAACAATGGGTTGGCATGATATGTTTTATGAGTTTAGTGTCAACTACGGAAGTGATGATGCAATTCGTATTAGTGATGAAATTTATGAAAACATTTCTTATTTCGCAATTGAATCTTCGTCTGATATGGCAGTAGAAAAAGAAACTTACGAATCATACACAGGAAGTCTTTGGAGCAAAGGAACATTTCCGATTGATACTTGGAAAGAGGTTATGAAACTTCGTGGAAATTCTGACGAAGTGAATCTTAGAAAAAATTGGGACAAACTTAAAAAGAAAGTTGCCAAACAAGGAATGCGTAATTCCAATACAATGGCAATTGCTCCAACTGCAACAATTAGTTACATTGCAGGATGCTCACAGAGTATTGAACCAAACTTTGGAGTTATTTTTGTATATTCTACTTTAAGTGGTGAGTTTACAATGATGAACGAATACTTTGTTAATGATATGAAAGCAGAAGGAATTTGGACAAAAGAACTTGCCAACTTGGTTAAAACCGTTGATGGTGATCTTGGCAAACTCAATGGTTCAATTCCTCAGTGGATAAAAGAAAAGTATGTTACTGCGTTTCAACAAGATCAATTCAAATTAATTGATTGTGCAGCTGCTCGTCAAAAGTGGATTGATCAAGGTCAAAGTTTGAATCTTTACAACGACAAAAGTAGTATGAAGTTCTTGAACGACATTTATACCCACGCATGGAAAAGTGGATTGAAAACAACTTACTATTTGCGTAATCTGGCGGCAAGTTCAATTGAAAAGTCAACGGGATCGAATGTAGAAGAACACAATGCAGATAATTCAGATGCAGAAACTCCACAAGAATCAACCGAACCATCGTTGTGTAGTTTAGAAGCAAAAATGCGTGGTGAGATATGTGAAAGTTGTCAATAGACAATAAAGTTTGACCCAAAAGTGCGTTTGGGTTAATATATATAGATATATTATTAATCTCAAACCCAGGGGGGTATCATCCATGAACGCAATCAAACTTTTAGTAGTAGTGGCCATTACGGCATTTTCGGTAAACATTTCAACAGGAGCTCCGAGTGCTAAACAAGTACGAGAAGTTGCGGATCATTTACAAGATGTATCGGTTACTATAAAAGCAAAAGCAAAGTATAGTAGTTCAGAAGGTTCTGGAGCAATGATCATCCGTGAGGTAGACGGAAAAAAAGTTACTTTTGTTTGGACGGCTGCACACGTCGTTGATAATCTTCGTAAAGTTCGTAGTGTCATTGAGGGAGGGAGTCCAGTTAAACTTGTAGAATTTGATGATGCGTCTATTGTTAAAGAACTTGTAGAAAAAGGTAGACGAGTGGGTGAAATGAAAATGGATGCAAAAGTAATCAAATACTCAGATTACAAAGATGGCCACGATTTGGCACTTCTTATGGTACGTGCTACTGATTATGCAAAAGAAGGAGTTGAGTTTAATTTAAGTGACGCTAATGATGGCATTGTGCCAATCGGAACGAGTTTATTTCATGTTGGTTCGTTGCTTGGGCAAATGGGTGCAAACTCAATGACAACTGGTATCATTTCTCAAGTAGGAAGAACACTTGACAAATACGAATATGATCAAACCACTGTTACTGCATTTCCAGGAAGTTCAGGTGGAGGAGTTTATTTGCAAAACGGAAAGTATGTCGGAATGATTGTTCGTGGAGCAGGAGAAGGATTCAACTTAATGGTACCTGTTCGTAGAATGAAAGAGTGGGCAAAAAAGAATGATATTATGTGGGCAATTGATCCAAAAGAAGATATGCCAAGTATGGATGATATTCTCGGAATGCAAATTGAAGACTCGGGAGTAATTCGCAGTGCAGATGAAGATGATGACGATGAAAAATCAATTCAGAAGCATTTTCCTTTTCGTATAAAAGTTCTTCCTAATCATAGAGAACGAAATCCTGAACGAGTATTAAGACAATTGCCTCTTGAAGATTTCACTCCTAAATTTGAGTTGAAATATTGAGACTCGTTAGGTCTATTTTAAAGGTTACATTTTTATTTTTTTTATCACCCTTGGTGCTTTATTGTACCAAGGGTGATGGGTTTATAAACAACGGTGAATCTTGGTTAGATGCGATTGATCAAAGATTACAAGCATCATACGAAGCATACGAAAAAGAAAAACGAGAAAAAGCAAAGTTTTCTAAAGATATTGCAAAACTTGCAACATTAACAAAAAATAAATTAAATTTAGCAGTAATGATTCATCAATACGATTTGAAAGGACCTCATTACGATCCTGATAAATTTGATGAATATACCAAGTGGATGCGAATATACGAAAAAGAAACTTCAATAGCAATGACCAACTATGATGCAAATGCTTATGTTTTCTTTTTCGAGGAATTTGTAAAACTTACATTTAAACGAGCAGGTATGATAAATCCTAATTGTAAAATAAAAGATTGCGAATGTAGAGATTATAAAGATTAAATTTAATATTTATAAAAATGGAATGTTTGAAAAAAATGATATATAAAATTAAATGCTTTTTTGTTAAATGTTGCAAAGACAACAAATGTGATTGTATTTGCCACACCAAGAAATAATTTAATTACTTTACATACACAATAAAATATGGTATATTGTTCTTCTAAATAAAGGAGAATTATATATGAAACATTTATTGATATTACTATGCATAACTACACTTGTATCGTGTGGTATTAAAAACAAGTTCCTAAACTCGTCTGGTGGAACATTCGGAGTACCCAAACAACCAACGGAAGTTACAAACCCAGTAGTCGCGAATATAGATGTTTCTCAGACAACGCAGACAACGCAATCTTCATTAGACAAAAATGAATCAACTCCAACGAACACATCAAATGAATCGTTTGTTAACTGGTATTATGTATTACCATGCGTTGGTCTTGCTATTCTTGGACTACTTGTGTATCGTTTAAAACAACAAAATTTGAAATCTTTATAAACTTTTTTAAAACTTAAATCGTTATATATATTATGAAAACTGGAGAACTACTAGGAAAAGAATCAGAGGGAGTAAATCAAATCCTTCCACATAAACACAAATGGGCATGGGATCTATATGAACAAGGTGTCAAGAATAACTGGGTACCAACGGATGTGCCGATGACAAAAGATGTTCAAAATTGGAAATCCTCACCTGATGATGCATTGAGTGAAGATGAACGATTGGTAATCAAGAGATGTCTTGGTTTCTTTGCAGGAAGTGAAAGTTTGGTTGCAAATAACCTTATGACATTATCTCAGTATATTACTGATCCTGAATGTAGACAATATATGGCAAGACAGATGTATGAAGAGTGCTTGCACAATCATACTGTAGTTTATATCTGTGATAGTTTAGACTTGGATATAGGTGAGGTATATGAAGCATATAAAACGGTTCCGTCTATCAAAGCAAAGGATGATTTTCTTATACAAGTAACAGGTGGATTAAATGAAGCAAATATTGATACATCCACCGTTGAAGGAAAACGAGAGTTGTACAAGGCCGCATTCACATATTGGGTTGTGTGCGAAGGAACATTCTTTTTCAGTGGATTCGCAATGTTACTTGCACTAAGTGACAAGATACCTGGTATCGCAGAACAAATTCAATATACACTTCGTGATGAAAGTATTCACATTAAATTTGGAACAACTTTGTTGAATAAAATCAGAGAACAAAATCCCGATTTAATGACCGACAAATTTGAAACTGAGTTGACAGAAGTTCTAAAACAAGCAGTTGAATTGGAAATTTCATATGCACAGGATGTATTACCAAGAGGTATTCTCGGATTAAATTCTGAAATGTTTGTTGAGTATATGCAGTTTATTGCGAATCGCAGACTAGAAAATCTAAATATGAAATATCGTTATGATAGTGATAACAATCCATTTCCTTGGTTGAGTGAAGTTATTGATATTCGCAAACAAAAGAACTTTTTTGAAACAAGAGTTATTGATTATCAAGATGAATCTGCATTAGTTGACGATTTTTAATTGATCCGTACATATATATAGTTAGTGGAATACGACCAAGAACTATACGAAAGAAGTTTATATTATCGTCACGTTGTGGATGAAACTAACGAAATCAACAAACACAAGTGGATTGAGTCCGAAAAAGTCGGTGAAGATATAGGCAAAGACAAAGCAAGATGGTCGTGGATAACAAATCATAAAAACAGTTGGCATTCTCATTGGATTTCGGAAAATCTTGATAGTTTAAACAATAAAACAGAATAGTTTTTATATTTATTCTGTATGGAGAACGATGAAAACATAACAGAACCTTCTGACGAAAAAAGGTTTCTTAGATTTTTACCAACCAATCCATTAAGGCATCTTAAACTACTGATTGTAGTCTTACTACATTGGGCAGTTGTGATTGGTAACTTTAGTGCATTTTTTATACTTGCGTTTCAGGGATTAACACCATTTGGTTATCCGTGGTATATATGTTTACCTTTATGTTCGTTTATTATATTAATTTCTTTTTCAAGAGTATTAGATTGTCCAATGACTCGTTATGAAAACAAATTAAGAGTGCAAATAGGTAAACCAACTATTAAGGGATTTATTGGTCATTATTTTCTGAAACCTTATATGCGTAGGAAAATCAAAAAAGCACGTGCAGTCAGAAAATCAAAAGAACAAAATGAAAATAAAACTTAAAGATGCAATTGAATTTGCGAAGTGGGTATTTGAAAAAAATAAAGTACCAAGCAAATATTCAAGTGTATGTGCTGATGTATTATTAAGTGCAGATGAACTTGGTTTCAAGTCCCACGGATTAAGCAGACTTAAATATTATGTAAAAAGAATTAAAGATGGTGTAATTGATGTAAATGCTACACCTGAAATTGTGCGTGACAACAAGGCTTGCGTAACTATTGATGGTCACAATGCTCTTGGTCAGATTGTCGGTAAGTATGCAATGAATCAAGCAATTGAAAAAACGCACGAACATGGAATCAGTTGCGTTGCAGTTAAAAATTCTTCACATTACGGAATCGCAAGTTATTATAGTCGGTATGCAACTCAGCATAATTTAGTGGGAATGAGTTTTACAAACGCACGGCCTGCAGTTGCTCCACACGGAGGTGTAGAACCAAAAATGGGTACAAATCCATACGCAATAGCATTTCCGTCCGATGAAAAATATCCATTTAGTATTGATTGTGCAACATCAGTTTATCAAAGAGGTGACTTGGAAGTAATGGCAAGAAAAACACCAGACAATTATGTTCCTAATTGTGCGATAGTTTCTGAAAATCAAAATCTAACATTTGAAAGATCACTGCGTTGGTTAAAACAAGGAATAGCAGCCTTGACACCAGTCGGAGGACACAAAGGTTCTGGTTTAAGTATTGCAATAGAACTTATGTGTTCTGCTTTTCAAAGTGGGGCATATATGAGTAAGTTGAGTGGATTGTATGAAGGAAATGACAAGAACCCAAATTATGATATTGGTCATTTCTTTATTTGCATTGATCCAGAAAACTTTGCAGACTTAGATGATTTCAAAAAAAATGTTGGTGATGTGATGCGTGAAATAAAATCAAGCAAATGCAAACGAGGTGATGAAATTTTAGTTCCAGGAGAAACTGAATATAATACATCTATTGAGGTTCATAAAAACGGAATTGAAATTTCAGATGTGTTGCTTGAAGAATTAAATAGTCTTGGATTTAATAAGTGGCAGAAACAACACACAACAAACAATTCGAAATAGTCATTGCGATTCTTGGAATGATAGGAGGTGGAATACTTCCGTTTCCTGAATTAATCGGATGGGGATTTGTTGTTTTTGCGATTGTTAATTTTTTGAGTATCATATTTTTTGTCGGCAGAAAGATGTATTGGTTGGCTGCTCTTGCGTTTTATTTTGTGGTCGTGGATTCAATCGGAATATGGATTCATTTGCTTTCAAAGTTTTTTTCATAAATTAATATAAACCATTTATGTATATTGTTCGTTATATAGTTGACGATATGTATAAAATTGTGTTATATATAATGTAACGGTT